TCTTTGATTCCCTGTTTTCCAGTATTCAGAAAAGGAATCAGATCAGCACCAGCCTTGCCAAACAAAGCCATTGCATATTGGGTCTTTGTAGCCCCATCAGCCGCGCCCTCAAACGCTCCTGCCACATCGCCAAGAATGTCAGCAGTTGGCCTGATATTGCCATTGGCATCTTTGACGTTGATGCCTAAATTCTTAAATGCTTGGGATTGTTCTTTAGTGCCAGAAGCCGCCTCTGCAATGCTCTTGTTTAGTTTGATAAGAGCCGAGCCAAGTTGCTCGTTTGATACACCAGCCAGATCAGCCGTGTTTGAGAGTGACGATAACTCGCTGACCGCAATGCCTGTCTTTTGAGACAACTTGTTCATGTTGTCAGCACTGTCGATCAAGCCCTTAACCTGAGCCGCGCTTCCAATGGCCGCCAAGACAGCAGTCAGACCAGCGATCCTACCTGTCACCGCACCAACACTGGTGCTTAGATCAGTAAGACCGCCTTTGACTGATTTGAAAGCCGCGCCAGTCTTGTCCTGAGCAACAATGTCAATGCTTACATCTTTACTTGCCATTGCTTCTCTCCGACTGAAACTTAATCCAAACTTGCCATTCTAGGAACTCCTCAACAGACATTTCCTCGATCTCGCCAACTGTTTTGTGTAACTTCTCAGCAAGATAAAACATGAATTGTCGCTCAGGAGTCTCCCTTAGTTTTTTTCGAGTTCCTTGAAATCAACTCGCATGATTTCTGTTGAAACTCTTTCCAAAATTGAGGCATCGACCATGTTTCGCAAAACTGGCTTGTCCTCGATGGTGAAAATCTTTCCACCCTCTTTATCAAGGCACTTCATCACCAACAACTCAACCAGAGTGTCAGCTTCAGAGTTGCCCAATCGAGTCATCGCCTGAAGTCTTGCTTTGTCTTTCAGTGTGAAAGGCTCAACATAAACGATCAGAGGGCCATTCTCGTCACCCCATTCAGGCACTTCGATTGCCTTGATTTGGAGTGACTTGAAATGGGCTTTTGCCCGATCAATCGCGCTCATCAAGCTGCTGTGCTAAGTGACAATGCACCAGTGCCTTGCAATGTGATTGATGCCTCAACCATGCCATCAAAAGATGAATTGATTGTCAGACCAGTCACAATGGCAGTGCCAGTGTAGTATTTATCACCAGCAGTCGCTCCCTCTGGGTAAGCAGAGAAAGTAACGCTTGCACCGACCACCATTGCAACTTGGCCAGCGTCTAACTCGTCCCAAAACACATCAACAGAACCAGTGAAGGTTGTCAAAGATGATTTGTAAGTTCGAGCGACATCACCCATCGATGTGTCCTCTAATGTGTCAGCAGACTCGGAAATCGAGAAACTGCGAATCTCGCCAATGGTGTTTGCACCAACTTTGAGTGTACCTTCTGAACCAGTATGAGTAGCCATAATTAAGCCCCTTTCAAGTTTTACAATTTTGCCACATTAAGCAGCAGATTCAACATCATTTTCTCTTGTCGAGTAAGTTACCTCAACAGTGAAACGCCCAACACCCACCACTTGTTCTCCATCCCCTGAATAATCAGATTCAAAAGCGACTGTGTTGATGTCCTTTGCTTTGCCACCAAGCGTAATATTTGAGTAAAGGGCTTCCTCTACCTCAACCGCAATGGTGTCAATCGTATTGTCAAAATTAGTGTTTGCCATGACATAACACTCAACCATCACCTCTAAAACTCTCAACTGAGTTCTGGGTCTGGTTATTGTTTCATTTGTCGATGTCTCAGACTTTGTGTAAACAATGAGGGCTGGAAGTTTGCCAGACTCAAATGGATAAACCCGAGACTTGAAAACCCGAGTGCCAGTCGTTGTCAGACCAGTCAAAGCAGTGACTACCGCATCCCTGATCTGCTGCCGAACATGGCTCATTATTGTTTCTCCAAAACTATCATTGTCATGCCAGTCCCATCGTCCTGAACAATTCTGGACTTGTAATTAACTCTGGCAATCAAAAAAGCATCGCCCTCAGTGCATGACTCCACATCCGAGGTGCGAACCATGAGTCTGGGTTGCTGAATAGCAAAGCCCACATCCCCGCCAGTCTCGACATCGATGAACTGGTTGTCAAAGATTCCTCGAATAGTCTTTGGGACTCCATTCTGGATTGTGTATTTCACATCAATCCCAAAGTCTTTTAAGTACATCAAGCGATCAGCAGCAGACTCAAACATTCTTTTTTGGCCTTCCACGCTTGATCGGTTTTGTCTCATCGGACAGACCAATCGAGCGATCAACTAATTCTTGAGAGACATAAGGAACACAGCGACCATTCTTGAACAAATCATTAGCCTCTTGATCTGGCAAATCTAAGACTTGCCCAATTCTGGCATTTCCAGTGCTTGTCATTGTGTTTCGTATGAATTCGAGTTTCATATTAAAAGCCCCGAGAGGTTTCCCCCTCGGAGCATTTTAGACATTAGGCAATGTCTGCATCGCCATAGCAGAAGGAAACCGCATTGCGAACTGCAATGTCAGTGTCCTGCAAGGCAACCACGCGCATTGTGCCGCTTGTGGAGTTGCTGTAAGGATCGACCATCAAATCCAAACCAGAGAAGAAACCAATCAACAGATCAGCAAAGTTGCCAAAGAACACATCACCAGCAACAACTTGTGCTGAGGTTTCTGTGCGATAGCCGTTCACTGTGTTGCCTGATTCCCAAACAAACTGACCAGCAGAGGTGGAGGACTTCTCAGTTGTTTTCAATGCACCGCGTTGAGCAGGGTTGAACAAATAAGTCATCGTGCCGATGTCAGCATTGTCAATGGCCAACTCAGACTCCATCGCCACCAACTCAGCAAAGGTTGGGTTTGTGGCTGCAAAGTCTTTGGTGTTGATGCCAGATTGCAACTTGATGCCTGTTGGCTGGTTGTTTGCACCAGTGCCGTAAAGGGCAGCAGTGTCAATCGCCAAAGCAATCACAGTGGCCAAGTCTCTGCGAACCATGCTCTCGATGTCAATCGAGGACTGGATCATCAACTTGCGTGAGAAGTCAGTGAATGCGCCCACAGTTTTGGGAGACATTGTGACTTGAGCGAGAGTTTGTTGGCTCTCGGTAGGTGCGCCAGACTCAGCAACCCAATAAGCAGTGGCCGCGCCAGATTGCTTTGGAATTGCGACATTGCCAACCAGACCATTGAGAACTGTTGCACCAGCACGTTGAACAACTGAACGATTGCGGAGCATCTCGATAAAAGATGCAGCCAACAGATCGGTTGCCACAGTGAAGCCGCCAGCAGAGTTTGTGCCGACATTCAAGTCACGTTTTGCATAGGTAATTTCGTTTGGTACGAAAAAGCCTTGTGCAGAGCGACCATAAGTCTTTTGAGCAGCCTCAGAGACTTCACGCTCGAAAGCAGCATTTGCCCATGCGCGTTTGTCTTGGGGATTAGCCATCGCATTGATTGCGCGAACAAATGAATACTGACGAACTTCCTTCTGTGTCAAACCGACTTCGGCTTGGATAGGAGCGTCATAAGCGCGACTCTCGGTCGCAACAGTTGCAGAGTTTTCCATTTTTCTTTCCTTTGGGGTTTCGGTTTCAGCAATTTGTGCTTCAACCAAAGTTTCGGTAATTTGTGATGTTTCCACCACCGCTTCAGAGGTTGTTTCGGTTTCTAGGCTTCGACCCACACCGACTGACACATCGGCTGGAATTGAAACAATAGACACTTCAACTGGTCGCCAATCTGTAGCGCGATAAGTTTTGCCATCGTTCTCTTTTACCATCTTGGCAATTGAGTATCCAATGGAAACATTACCGCGAATCAAATCCGCGACATCTCCGTAAACCTCTGAAGCCAGTGCGCTCTTACCGAAACGCACTGTCGCCCGCAACTTGCGAGCCGAGCCATCGAGACTTACAGATTCGATTACACCAATTTGACGCTCAGGATCGTGATCCATAAGCAATGGTGCGCGACCAGAGTTCAGGAAACTCAAGTCGATTGATTGGGGATTGTGGTC